AGTCACCAGCTAATGCGTGGGGAGTCCATTTCGTAAAGGTAGGAAACACAGACGTAGAGAGTCATTCATTCCTTCACTACATGGTGAAGAGATACGGCACAGACGCGGTCGAGAATGCACTAGACGACAGACTATCGGGAGGTGAGGAAAAATGAATAGATACACAATTACGACCATTGAAAAGGTAGAGCATACTTACACGGTAATTGCGAAGACAGAGGAGGAGGCGAGAAAACTTTTAGCCGACAATTGTTATGATCCTGAGTCATATTTTTTAGACGAAGAGCTACAAGAAATTTGTGAGGAAGAACTTTATTACCCTTGTCAAGAAACGACAGCGTACTACGACGCAGAGCAACTTAAGAGGGCGGAGCGCTTAGACGATCATGAAGTGGAGCCAGCTTGGGGAATCTACGACATAGACGGAGTCAGAGCAGTAATATGTGATTGTGATGTCAGACACGCGGAGGGAGACGAATAATGATGCCCTACCCGTTTGACTGTCCACTGTGTGACGGTAGATACTGGCGGGAAGATTCCGTCATGTATGACGAAGCATACGACGACAGCGTGTGCCACCATTGTTACGATGAGCTACAAGCAGAGAGGCGTGACATAGCTTTTGCAGAGAAGGGAGACGTTTAGTTATGGAGTTAGGTTATATATTATTTGCTGTATTCGCAGGTGTGATCGTCGTAGCATGGCTGACGATAGACGACGAAGACTTTAACGAAAGGTTTGAACACAATCGCAAGGCTAGATTTGAAGACGAGGAGATCTAAACATGTTTGAGGCATGGCAACCTTGGTGGGATTGTCTGTTATTGATAGTCCCTTACTTATTATTTGTTTGCATGACGCAAGTGAAAGAAGACAAGCCACGAGGAGCGACACGAAGATGATTAAGGGAATCGTAGTAAAACAGAAAAGCGTGTATGGCGAGGACAAAATCTATCCCGTATGCGAACACGCACAGATGCTTGCAGAGTTAGCAGGCACAAAGACATTCACGCCAAGGGCTATCAAGCTTATAAAAAATATGGGCATTGATATTCTACTGGAAGAACTTAAACCAACACACAGGTATATCTAATGATAGGCATCGACATACAGTATGAGATACATACACGAGATAAAGGCGGTCCCTTTTGGGAGAACATCATTCAATTCACAGATCTTGGGGAGGCAAAAGCAATGCTTTACAGGCTAAAAAGTTTAGACAACGGCCTCGAATACAAAATTCAAAAAGTAATTACGGAGGACATACTTTGAAGTACATTCGGTATCACATGACACACAAAGAGATTGCACGAGAGCTAGGGGTCAGTAGGGCTACAGTCCAACAGATCGAGAAAAGCGCCTTGTGGAAACTTAAAAAGTCTGGCAAGCTGAGGGCATTCTTAGAAGCCAAAGAAGACTACGAACCACCACGACGCAATGGAGCGTTTACGGATTTATTTTGAGGACATATCAATGAATAACTATCAGGAAGAAGACAAGCGCAAGGCCTTGAGAAACTTGGCTGACACTGTTGAGACCTACAAGAAATTGATCGAGGACTTCGAGGACTTGAAGTTTGATTCAGTTTTAGTAGCCCTCGACAATCTCGAGGACTGCTGTAAGGACACGAAGAAAGAGGTAGATACTTGTGTCCATCGAGTCCTTGTGACCATGAACGTGGACGTTATTGTTGATGTGTTGGCAGCAGTAGACGAAGACGAAGACGCAATCCTTGACGCGGCAGACGCAGAGGCGTACAATAAGCTTGCTTCAGGCGACTATCAGAACGAAGCAACCGATGACAGAAGTATCCTTACTCAACTATCAGGAGACGAGAGCAATGACACTACAGTATGAATACGAGTTACTAGAACATGAGTTAGTTGTAGATATAACTGTTGGTTATGAGTACGACAAAATCGAAAAGCGAGTCTACCTAAACTCAGCAAAGCTTCTGAACATCACAGAGATTATAGATCTGTTGACAGAAGAACAGAAGAATGAGATAGTTGACTACATGATAGACAACTATGCCTTCGAAGAATCTTACCCAGAGGAGTAATAAAATGAAAATGTTACGAGCTTATTTGATACTTGCAATCTTAATCTCGCCAGCGTTTGCGTTGGCTTTCATTAACTACATCATGATCTAAAGGAGAAATACATGAAGACCAATAGCAGTATTCTAATTGGTTTAGTTGTGCTATTGGGGGCTGGCTGTGTGACCTCAGAACTTGAGGGAGACTGCTTAGAGTACAAGAACATACCAATAGTAGTAACTAAATGCACAAGACCGACAGCATACGGACAAAGGTATTGTGTAGATCAATTAACATCTAAACCTTTTTGTGTGAGGAGTACAGGCAATGCTGATAAATGAAGTATCAATCTATGAGGTCACAGGCGGAGACTATTCTGTTTACTGCCAAGGCTACACGCAGGCAAGGACTGTGACCAATGACATCATGAAGAGAGATCCTTGGGGTGGCATACCCTTTGTGATTCGTAAGGATTTAGAATACACGTTAGACGATAAGGGTAACGTGGTCATGACAAAACACATGTTAGATAAGATCTTATTCTTAGCAAGTGATGAGCTACCGGAGAGTGAGTCATGAAACAACCAGAGAACGACCACACAAAAATGTTTGGTAATGACAGCCCTATTCATAATGACGCGGAGATAGTCGTGTATTATGAGCAGCACGGGCCAGCTGAACCAGTTCTACGTATACCCTTTTGGTACTGCAAGGACGAACTAGGGTTGTTTGAGAACTTTGAAGCATCAGTACACAGGGCAGCGAAGGCTTTAAAAGAGTCTTATACATACTGGCCTGAAGGATATATTCACGTTCAGACAATCATCAATGATGAATATGTAAACATGATATAGGGAAACACGATGGAAACACTTGACAACAAGAAAGTAACAGTGGATGATCTAGTTTGGATGCACATATTTAATAATCCTTATCCTGATTATACAGCAATTGCTAAAGGTTTAGAGGGTTTAAATTTGACTCCAGCTGAGGTATTCTATATACTTCATTCAATACGTGAAGGAGACTATACATGTCCATAGATGATGCGAGTCCAGATCAGTGGGACGCTATGAAAAAACTTAACAGTCTGTCGATTAGGAAAGACCCTGATCCAGTGACGAAGCCTGATCACTACAACAAAGGGGCTGTCGAAGCCATTGAAGCTATCAAAGCTTCGATGCCTGAGAATGAGTTCAGAGGCTACCTGAAAGGCAATGCGTTGAAGTATCTGTGGCGATATGACTACAAGGGTAAGCCGATTGAAGACCTCAGAAAATGTAAGTGGTATGTTGATAGACTTATCCAAGAAGTAAACCAATAGGAGGTGCGATGTGTGATGATACACTATCTGATGATGAATTGCTAGATGATGTTCTAGCGAGGGCTTTCGTGATGATGCTTGGAGTTCACATGCCATCAAAAGAAAGTTTGACATTTATGAAAGAGTGGGTTACAATAAATTCTCAGTATAATGGTATTGAAATTACTGAAGAATATATTTTAAGACAAATACCTGATTTTATTACATATTTATATAGGAGATAATCTAATGGCAGTGATTGAAGGCAAAGCATACTGGTCTTTTGTTACTACACCTAACACAAAGTTTACACCAGCATACTCAGTTAATCTTGTTGTTGATGAGTCAACGGCTGATTCGTTTCGTGACCGTGGCTTTACAGTCAAGGACATGGAAGAAGGCCCTGCGTTGATCATCAAGCGTAAGGTCGATGGCAAAGACGGCATGGTTCGTCAAGCGCCTAAGCTCTTTGACAAAAGCAAACGAGAGATTGATGTGAATGTTGGTAATGGTTCACACGTTAAGGTCCAGTACAAGGAGTGGGACACTAAGTGGAACGGGCAAGTATTCAAGGGTTTGGATTTCCAAGCAATGCAAGTCCTTGATCTTGTGGAATATAACTCGCCAGACGGTTCTGAGTTTGACATCGAAGACGGAGACGGAGACGAAATATAATGTCTAATGTTATTTACACACACAACGATACGTCTTATGACGTAACTCTCTTGTCTGCTGAAGGACAGAAAGCTTTCCAGCTTTTGGTAACAGCAGAACAAGACGTGCGATCTCTCGAAGATCGTATGGTTATTGCACAAGCAGCAGCAGTTGCTCTGCACTCTAAGGTTCAAGAGTACTTGACCGAAGACGCTGTTTTCATTGAGGAAGCCGAAGTCGTAGAGGACTAACATGGCATTTAAAAAAACTCACATCCCCTGCCCTGAGTGTGGGGGATCTGATCCCGCAGCGATGAACGACGATGGCTCCATCAAATGTTTTAGCTGCGGTGTTTTCATCCCAAGCAATAAGCTTGATAACGTCACTCCAATATCATCGAGGCAGTCTATGGACGACGGTGAATATTACGCCCTAACAGACAGAGGAATCAGTCTGGCAACGGCTAAGAAATACGGAGTTAAATCCACAAAGAATTCAAAAGGTCAGATAGTCGAGCATGTTTACCCATACTATTCTGGCAGCGAGCGAGTAGGATCAAAGACTCGCAAGCCTGATAAGAACTTTACATGGCAAGGGGAATCTAGGAATGTTGGTCTCTTCGGCCAGCAGCTATTTCAAAGTGGTGGTAAGTACGTAACCATTGTTGAAGGTGAAGTAGATGCCATGTCAGCCTATGAACTCATGGGTTCACAGTGGCCTGTTGTGTCTATTCGTAATGGCGCACAGTCTGCTGATCGTGATGTGAAGGAGAACCTAGAGTTTTTAGAGTCCTTCGATAACATCATCATTAACTTTGACAATGACAAGGTGGGGGAAGAGGCTGCTCGAAAGGTAGCCAAACTATTGCGTCCCGGCAAAGCAAAGATCATGTCACTACCCGTCGATTACAAAGACGCCAATGACATGTTACGCGGTTCGCAACACAAAGCCTACGTCCAGTACTGGTGGAACTCCAAGTTATATACACCCTCTGGAGTCTTGAACGTATCTGAGAACGTAGAAAACTACCTCACTCGCACACGAAAAGACTCAGTGCCTTTCCCTTGGGCAGGGCTGAACGAAAAATTAGAAGGTCTTCGTGCGGGTGAATTAGTTACATTAACGGGTGGCACAGGGCTTGGAAAATCAAGTGTCACCCGTGAGCTAGAACACTGGCTGATAAAAAAGACTAGAGATAATGTGGGCGTTATGGCCCTTGAGGAAAACTGGCAGAGAACCATCGATGGTATTCTATCCATCGAAGCCGACGCCAGACTACACCTTGACAGCGTTCGTAATCTTTTTGATCAAGACGATCTTCGCCAGATACACCACCAGATGTTTGGCGGAGAGAATAAGGATCGTGTGTGGGTATATGGACACCTTGGCATGAACGATCTTGAAAGTGTTTTCAGTAAGTTGCGATACATGATCATAGGCTGCGACTGTAAGTGGATAGTCCTTGATCACCTTCACATGCTCGTATTACTTTCTGATGACCCTGATGAGCGTAAGGCTATTGACATGATCATGCACAGGCTTCGAACTCTTGTTGAAGAGACAGGCTGTGGAATGATTCTAGTCTCTCACCTTCGACGCACACAGGGTGATAGAGGCCACGAGAACGGCATTGAAACTGCACTGAATCATTTACGTGGCTCTCAGTCGATAGCACAATTGAGTGATTGCGTGATAAGCTTAGAGCGTAATCAGCAGGCAGACGATCCTGTGGTTGCTTCAACAACCAAGGTACGTGTACTCAAGTCTAGGTATACGGGAGATGTTGGCCTAGCCACACACCTTCACTATGACTTAGACAGCGGACGCCTTTCTGAAATATCTGTTGATGATCTTCAAGGCTTAGACGGAGATGAAATATGACAAGCTATGTTTTTGATATTGAAGCCAATGGACTAGATCCTACTGAGGTCTTTTGTATTGTTGCAATGGACACAGTAACTAAAACGTTCTATGAGTTTGGACCAGACCAACTAGCTGAAGGAGTCAAGCTGCTCGAAGAGTCTAAAGAACTTATCGGTCACAACATCCTTGGATACGACATACCTGTAGTCAAGAAACTTCTTGGCTCTGATCTTGATGATGGCAGTCGGTTCATTGTAGATACTCTTGTGTTGTCTCGACTGTTCAACCCAACACGAGAAGGTGGTCACGGCCTCGAAGGATGGGGCTACAGGCTACGACACAAGAAGATCGAGTTCGAAGATTTTGAAAGCTTTTCGCCGGAGATGATGGCATATTGCAGACAAGATGTGTCACTAAACCACAAGGTCTACCAGCATCTTGCGCGTGTCGAAGCAGCGGGATTTAGTAAAGACGCTGTTGCTTTAGAGCATTCTGTGTATCGAGTCATGCAAGCACAGCGAGATCGTGGGTTCTTGTTAGATGAACAACACGCCATGAGTTTACTAGCTGAACTAAACGAAAACATTTCACAGGCTGAGAAGCTTGTTCACAAAACTTTCAGGCCACGAGAAACACAGATGACCCTTGTTCCTCTCATGACAAAGGCTGGTAAGGTTTCTAAGATGGCACAACTTAAAGGCGAAACCAAGAAGGTCAGGTTGTCAGATGAGGAGTACGAAAAGGCGAGCGCGAATCCGAACGAGCATCTTGTTCGTTGTGATTCTGAACCTTTTAACCTTGGTTCTAGGAAACAAATTGGAGAATATCTCGTGGAGTTTGGCTGGAAGCCTACAAAATTTACGCCTACGGGACAGCCAATTGTTGATGAAAAAGTCCTGTCAAAGATAAAGGACATCCCTGAAGCTGCAGTTATTGCTAAGTATCTTATGCTCCAAAAGCGTATTGCTCAGATAACTTCATGGTTTAAGGTAGTAGAAGATGATGGGCGAGTCCGTGGGTTCGTTAATACTAACGGCGCAGTGACTGGACGCATGACACACAGTCATCCAAACATGGCGCAAGTTCCTAGTACTGGAAGTCCTTATGGTAAAGAGTGCCGCCAGTGTTGGACGGTGATGAATGGGTATAAACTTGTGGGCATAGACGCCAGCGGCTTGGAGCTAAGGATGCTGGCACACTATATGAACGATGAGGGATTTACTTATGAGCTTCTCAACGGAGACATACACACAGCAAATCAAATGGCTGCGGGACTTGAATCAAGAAATCAGGCAAAAACTTTCATCTATGCACTCTTGTACGGAGCAGGAGATGCAAAGCTTGGAACGGTGGTCGGAGGAAACGCAGACGATGGTGGACGACTTAGACAATCTTTCTTCGATAATCTCCCTGCATTTAAAGTTCTTAAAGACAGAGTTGCAAGAGCGGCGAAGCGTGGCTACCTCAAGGGGCTAGACGGACGCAAGCTATTCGTAAGATCTGAACACGCTGCACTTAACACACTGCTTCAAGGAGCAGGCGCAATAGTTATGAAGAAAGCGCTTGTGTTATTGAATGATAAGATGTCTGGTATGGACGCACATTTCGTAGCTAATGTGCATGATGAGTGGCAGATCGAAGCACTCGAAGATGTCTCTCAACGTGTAGGTGAGTTAGGTGTTGAGGCTATAGAACAAGCAGGACTAGAGTTTAATTTACGTTGTGGGTTGACAGGAGAATACAATGTCGGAAATAACTGGGCTGACACGCACTAAGCTTAATCATATAGAGTTCGAAAAGGCCAAAGAGCTTGCTGAGAATTTGGGACACATAAAAAATTCTATTACTAAAGGGCAAGGAAATGTTGCTGGGTTTAGTGGCGAACTAATGGTAGCTAAGTTTTTAGGCGTCGATCTATCACATACCAAGAACTATGACATGATTTACAATGGTTTGAGGGTAGATGTAAAAACTAAACGAACTAACTATCCTCCTAAGCCTAGCTATGAATGTTCAATAGCAAAGACAAGTCTCCATCAAGACTGTGACCTTTATGTTTTTGTAAGAGTGCTGCCCTCACTTAACGAAGGCTGGATTCTTGGTTACAAACCACAAAGCGAATACTTTAAAGAGGCAAAGTTTTGGAAGAAAGGAGAGATAGATCCTTCCAATAACTGGAAAGTTTCCGTAGACTGTTACAATCTAGCTATATCAAAACTAGATCCTCTTGGAAAATTAAGGAGCCTATAGTGCCAAAAGAAATAACAGACCCATCACGCCTTGGAGACATGGCAGAACATTACGTTACTACTTGGTTGTGGGACGAAGGCTATGAAGTCTTTCGGAACACTGGCTGCACTGGTGCGATAGATATTATTGCTGTGAAGAACGGGACTCCTATCTTCATAGATGTGAAATCTAAGAACTCTAATAACTCTTGGGGTCATAAGCGAACCGAAGAGCAGAAGAAACTTAGAGTCCAAGTAGTTGAATTCAACGCAAGAAACCGAAGATGTCGGTTCGTGGATCATACAGAATGGAAAATTTAAATACAGTAGTTCAAGATATCTATGCAAAGCTTGAAGGCCTCTCTGAAGGTAAGGCCCTTGAGATAAATGAAGAAGAACTAGATCAAACAATGGAGCGTATTAAAGAAAGCATCCTAACTTGGTCTAAGCCTAGAGAGTCTTCAAAAGAATTCACGTTAAGGATGTCAAACGTGGGACGACCTCTTCGCCAGCTGTGGTACGACAACAAGAATGTAAGTGAACCTTCTGTTATAAGTGCGCCAACACAGATCAAGTTTCTTTATGGACACATCCTCGAAGAAATTGTTTTAATGTTAGTCCGACTATCTGGTCACGAGGTTTCATCAGAGCAAAAAGAAATTAGTGTAGCAGGCATCAAAGGCCACATGGACTGTAAGATTAATGGGCAAGTAGTGGATGTCAAGTCTGCTTCTCGTTA